CTTGACGATGCGGTAGGTGGTCTCGACCAGCAGGGTGACCCAGGAGGCGATCTGCTCGAGGTCCTGCGTCACCAGCACCACGCGCATCGATTGGCCCTTCTGATCGACGCGGTGACGGTGTTCGGCCAGCAGCGCCTTGTCGGTGAGCAACGCGGCGTTGGTCTTCTGCCCCTTCGGCCAGCGCCGCCAGAGTTCGTCCAGGACCAGTACGCAGCCATTGGGCGCGAGCTCGGCCAGATCCTCGCGCTCGAACCAGTCCGCAGGCAGTTGCGCGATGGTCCCGCCGAAGTCGGCCAGCAGCGCGTCCACCTCTAGCGGGATATTGGTCACCACATGCCGGCCCTGTTTCAGGCTGGGGATGATGACGTGCTCAACGACTCCGTAGCTTTTGCCGTGGCCGGGCATGCCGGTATATGCGTCGATCGCCATGGGTCACCCGATGATCGGCAGGCGGCGGATGACGAAGCGGATCAGCGAGGCCAGTAGCACCGTGGTCACGCCGAAGTCGAGCCGGAACATGGAGGCGAAAAACAGCACCTCCGGCGGAATCGACTGCATGGCGTTGCCGGCCTGATGGAAGAAATCCGGCACCGGGATGGCGTTGAAGAACGAGACGATGCCTTCGGACAGTTGGTGAAAGACCCACTGCGGCAGGGTTTCGATGAAGTCGATAACCGAGTCGAAGGCGTCCTGCAGCCATTGCAGCAGCTTGCCGGGGAACGCCCAGACCCAATCAACGAAACGACCTAGCTTCTCAAGCATGGCGGCACCTCAGGAGGACAGGACGATACGAACGCCCAGCAGGCACCAGACGGCCAGCATGAGCGCGGAGAAGATTCCGGAGATTTCACCCCACAGGGTGCAGTGGCCATCGAAGGTGATCGGGCGGCCGAAGAGCATCACCGTGCCCGAGGGGCAGACACCGGAGCCGGACGGAAAGGAGATCGCGCCGACGGCGCTGCCCAGCGGTGAACTGCGGATGCCATCGAACACATGGGCCAGCGACTCTTCGAAGCCCGGCACCGTCTCGGCCCCGTCGAAATAGGTCGGCGCAACGAACGAGCAGTCATCGCCATCGCAGAAGCCAGGCCCCGAACCGCTGTCTTCTTCGCCTTCCTCGCCGTCGCCTTCGCCAGAGCCGTCACCCGAACCGCCCGTACCACCACCCGAACCGTCTCCTTCGCCGCCTCCGGTGCCGTCGTCCGAGCCGTCGTCACCCCCGTCGCCACCGCCGCTGTCATCACCGCCGCCACCACCGCCACCGCCCGAGCCGTCGTCAGGGTCGGTCGGGTTCTCAGGATCGGTCGGATCGGTGGGATCGGTCGGGTCCGGCTCTTCGGGCGGGTTCTCCGGCGAACAGAAAGTGCCGTTGTAGATGTAGCCGGCCGGGCATTTGTCGCCGTCTTCGGGCGGCGGCGTATCGTCGGGATCTTGAGTTTCGCCCTCGGACGGATTGCCGGGCGTCTGCAGGGTGTTCTCGGTGCACTCGATCCCGTTGCCGGTATAGGAGTAGATGCCGAACACCCCTGGCGGATTGCCGCTGCTGTAGACGTAGACGTTGGAAGCCGGCGTATAGGTGAAGGCGTACTGGCAGCCGTTACCGCAGACAGACCCCGGCGGGTCGATGGTCGGCTGGCCAACAGCGGACTTCATCAGGTGTTCGTGGCTGACGGTCTGGCCGTTGGTGGTTTCGCATTGGTTGGGCTCGGGCTCTGGGGCCTCCAGGCATTCGCCGGTCTGGGTATCGTAGACCTTTGTTTCGGGGCACCGATCGCCAAACCGTAGCGCCAATGCAGAGCCGCCATTGCCTACATTGTTGGTTGGCTCGCCGACGTCCGACCATTGACCCAATGAGTAACGACGGACCTGGTAGAAACACTGGTATCGCTCTTCGTCGATTTTGACCTTGTGCGAGTAAACGGCGGTCTGGCTGCTGCCAGCCATAGGAGCGACGGCGCTTTCCAGACGCTGGCAAGCCGCCTCCGGTGATGAGTAGTGGCCACGGTCGGCATTCAAGTAAGCCGTCCAGTAATAGTTCTCAGCGAAGGCGGAAAGCGGAAACACCGCCACACTGACAAGGCCGATACAAAGCCCCAAAAGCCGCCTGAGTTCCTGGGTCATCCCTACCACCTCGAAAAAATCGCGTAAGCGCAGGCGGCTCCGATGCAGAAGAAGGCGAATTCCCAGAGCGCTTGCATGGCTACCTCGCTAAGAGAAAGGCCGGCGCTAGGCCGGCCTGGGTTGCGGGTGAGCGTTACGAACGCAGGAAGCCGAGGACGACGCGGGCACCTTTGATGCCGGCATACACCGCTGCCAGCAGGGCCGCGACGGCGAGGACGCCACCGGCGATCGTCGAGAAGTCCACGCCGTTGGTCAGGGCGCTGTAGTCCCAGCCCTCGGCGTAGGAGGCCGAAGCCGCTGCAGCGAAAGGAATGGCCAGGGCCAGATCGCGGGACACACGTTTGAGGTTTTTCATGGTGAGGCTCCTTTGCAGGTTTCAGGCGTGCTTGAGGAAGTCGAGAACGGCCTTACAGCCGATGCCGATCAACAGCACAGTGGTTACGAGGGTGAATCCGACGCCGAACACCTGGGCCAATACCGCGGGGTCCAGTTGGCTCGGGTCGAACTGTTCTGGAAGCTGGACCAAGACCCAGCCCCCGGAACACAGGGGCGCCCCGCCTGCATCGACCGAGACGGTGCCGTCGCAGGTGAGCGCGTAAGTCATTCGCCGGCCTCAAGGTCGGCGGTTTGTTCGGAGGGTTCGCAGTCAGGGCAGACGGCGAAGTGGGGCGGCAGGCTGAGGTCTGGCAGCAGGTCGCTTTGCGGCGCGGGCAGCGCCATGAGCTTGCCCATGTCGTTGCCGCAGCAGTCGCAGTACACCCGGTCATCGATCAGCATGGCCGCCCCTCTCGGTTAGTTGGCCTTGGCCGGTTCCGGCTGGGTGCCGGCTGGCTTGGCGGTTGGGGTTGGTTGCTGGGTCGGCTTGGTGGCCGGCGCGTTGGCGGCCTTGACCGGCTCGACGTGGAGCACGATGAACTTGCCGGCGTTCTTCGAGCCGCGTTCGATCTCGGTGGTTACGCGGATCGGCTCCAGCACGTCGAGGCCTTCGCAGGCGGCCCAGACTTCGTCGAGGCTTTCTTCGGCCACGCTCATCGACAGGATGGAGATGCCCAGGTCGCGCTTGCCGTCGGGCTCATCGCCAACGAACAGCTTCACCAGCTTGACGTTGTCGAACTCGACTTTCTCAGCGCTGATAAATGCAACTTCCATGATTGAACGTGCCATGTTGTGTTTCCTCTCGTTAATTGCGCTTTATTGCGCGGCTTTGCTTTCTGCAGGCCGAGCGATCCCGAGCCGGTGAACTCGCAAGTTCGCCGAGGTGATCTGTTACTTGGCCTACTGGTTAAAACGTCGCGTTGTGCGTGTTCTCTAGTTGGTTAACACCAAGGGCTTTGCCCTTGTCATCCCACTCTTGCCGCCGAGGGCTCGGGAGCGCGGGGCGGTGAAGCTGCCCCACACTCACGAGCGGAGGCTGTTTCTGTTCGTGCAGGGTCAAGGGTGCGCTCCGCCCGTGCTTCCGTTCGCCGGATCGGTGAAGCGTGATCCGACGAGCCGGGAGCGCGGCCCTGGACCTGATCGACTTCGGTCGGGGCTTCGGCTAGAACGGAAATTGCTCGCTCGGCGCCGAGGTTGAATCTTGGTAAGCAACGCTCCACCACTTCGCGGGGCGGGCGGGTGGCGTGTGCTTCTCGCAGATAAAGGCCGGTTCCACTGTCCACTCCGAGACCAGAGGCTTCCAGACACCACCGACGCGGCCCATTTGCAGCGTGCGTATCGGCCGCGCAGAGGCGGGGCGGCATTGGGCGCAGGGTGTGGACAGGGAGGGAGCGGGTTGCGCCATTTCGCGTCTGGACCAGCAGACAGAGCAGGCGCAGTCCGGTGCATGGGGCAGGCGCAGATACCGATTCAGGCTCATTGGCAGGCACCTGCGCCAAGGGCTTTACCGCCACGTTGGCGACGCTAGTACGCTCAAGCCATATGCGGGTAGGCATCACCGGTCCAGTAATGCCACCCGGATAAACTTCACCACTGAAATCGAGGGCAGACATAACAAGAGCATCAAGGCGGTGATGTTCTTCCAAAGAGATCAATCCAGCGCAGCGCAACGCAGAGATAAATCCCCAGCAGCGACCTACACGGATGCCTCGCGCATCACGGTCACCACAAACCCGAAGTGCCACCAGCAAACGCAGCAGCTCACGGAAAACGTCGCCATTCAGTTGGCTATTCATTCGGTCCACTCCTTTTCCAGCATCTGGCGGGTCAGGAGGGCGACGTTGACCATCACGTACTTGCCGACCTTGTGCGACGGGATGTAGCCGTTGCGAATCCAGCCCCACACCACGTCGTGTTCATCGCCCATGCGAATCCAGTCCGCGAACTGGCGCCACGGCATGACCGGGGGCGCGTTGAGCAGGTCTATCGGCGGTAGGTTTCCTTCCATGTCCTTGGCCTTTGTTGCACTATGTTGGTCTTTATCAGCAATGCTGTTATCTGCGTAACATTTACTCTTGCGTAAAAGTTACACCTTCTTTCAGCATGCGTAAATGTTACGCAACATGAAATTTGCCTATATGGATTCGGTCCGAGATAGAGCGCTTCGATTGATACGTGTTGTCGGTCCGAAGCGTCTGAGCGAGAAGGGCGGCAAAAATTACGACCGCTGGCGCAACATCAGCAGCGAGAAGATCCGCATCGGGACGGAAGAAATCGGCATCCTGGCTGACTCGTTTCCCGAATACGCCCTTTGGCTCGTTAGTGGCCGGATTGAGCCAGAGCATGGCCACAGAAGCCCGGAATACGACGAGGCCAACCGAAACTTGACCAGTCAAAGCGCGGGATAG